AGCACCGGGTCTGCACTCACCACCACGAACACGTCGAAATTCATCATCTCCATCCGCCGCATCAATGCCGTGGCCACATACTCGATCTATGCGCTGCAATGATGATCCTGCGGCCATACGAGACGCGGCTCCTCCTGCCCATGCCTCGGCGGGAGTGGATGGCCCCTTCGCAGGCCGAGCGGAAAACCGTGTTCGGGCACGCGCCCGTCGAAAGGCGCTGGCACGTCTCGGCGCGGCTCCATGACGGTCATGTGCGCTGGCGCGGCACGTTCCGCGACCGCGAGGACGCCGATGCGTTCCTGTGGGCGGCGATCTCAGGCACCCTCGACCACGAGCCGGCCTTGTGGCGCTTGCCGGTGCCGGCCTATTGCCCGGATTACGGGGAGGCCGCCACCTTCCTCTTCGCCGCCACCATCACCATCACCTCGGGCACCTCGCAATCGCGGCCCTCGGATTGGAACAATTCGGCCAACACCATCGAGGCGATCGGCGGCGGCGGCTCGGGATCGTGCGGCGCCAAGAAGAACGGCAACAGGGGCTCGGGCGGCTCGGGCGCTGAATATCGCAAGCTCACCAACTACTCGGCGGGCGGCACCTTCAATTACACGATCGGCGCCGGCGGCACGGCCGTTTCGCGCTCCACGGCGGGCGTCACGGCGGGCAACGATGGCGGCGACACGATCCTCGACACCACGGCGCTCATCGCCAAGAAGGGCCTCGGCGGGACGATCCTCAACGGCTCCAACCCGACGGCTCCGGCGGGCGGGACGGGCGGCACCGGGGGCTCGGGCTTCGACGGCGGCGCGGGCGGGAGCATCGGCCACAATGACAGCAACACGGGCGGCGGCGGTGCCGGCGGCCCCGGTGGTGCGGGTGGCGCTGGCGCGGCCACCACCAACAACAACCAGGCGACCAACGGCGGGCAGGGTGGCAACGGCTCGGGCGGCTCGGCCGGCACCGGGCAGGTGCTCGGCACCGCCTCGACGGCGACCGGCACGGCGGGCGGCAACGGAACCGACATGACCTCGCTCGGCTCGGGCGGCGGCGGCGGCGCGGCCAACAATACCTCGTCGGGCGCCTCCCAGGGCGGCAACGGCGGCAGCTACGGCGGCGGCGGTGGCGGGGCCAACACCAAGAACGCCGGCGGCAACTCGACATCGGGCGCCGGGATTCAAGGCGTCATCCTGATGACCTACACGCCGGCCGTGGCGGTGTTCGCCGGCAACCTTCCAATGCTCGGGATGTGATCCATGCAAATGACCGTGGGCTATAGGCTGATCGAGACCGCGACGGGGGCCGAGGTGGCATCGTGGGGCGGGGTGTGGGGCAGGACGCCCGACGTTCCCAACCCCATCCTCCTCCCCACCGGCGACCACATCCACGCGCCCGAGGTGGGGGCCGACTATGGCGGCTTCTCGCTCGTTCCCTGGGTGATGGAGGAGCCCCCGCCGCCGCCTGTGGTGAGCGTCACGCCGCGCCAGTTCCGGCTTCAACTCGACGCCATGGGCCTCCTCGATACCATCGAGGAATGGGTGCGCTCGCAGCCGCGGGCGATCGGCGTCACCTTCGAGTATGCGATCGAGTTCCGGCGCGATGATCCCATGTTCATCGCCGCGGCCGAGGCGTTCGGCTTCACCGAGGAACAGCGCGACGGGTTCTTTCTCGCGGCGAGCAAGCTCTGATGCGATTCCACATCACGGCCCTCCCGCACACTCAAACCACTAGCGAATACTTGAGTTGCGCCTATACCGCGAAAACCATCAATTTCTGCCGGATGATGATGGATCGCGGCCACGAGGTGTTTCTCTACGGCGGCGAACAAAACGAGGCCCCATGCACGGAGCATATCATCTGCATCAGCGAGGCGGACCGCGCCGCGCATGTGGGCGAGGGGCATTTCACCAGCGCCAGTTTCGACTATGGTCTGCCGTTCTGGGGGAATGCAAATGCCCGGACGGCGGCCGAGATCGGCCGCCGGGCGCAGCGCGAGGATTTCGTGTGCGTGATCGCGGGCGTGGCGCAGAAGGCGATCGCGGACGCACTGCCGCACCTGCAGACGGTGGAGTTCGGCGTGGGCTACGGGGGCACCTTCACCAAGCGCCGGGTGTTCGAATCCTACGCCTGGATGCATACCATCTATGGCGCCGAGACGCGCGGCAACCCGCACGCGGCGGATGGCAACTGGTGGGATGTAGTTATTCCCGGCTATCTCGATCCGGCCCTGTTCCCCTTCAGCGCCGAGAAGGACGATTATCTCCTCTTCGTCGGCCGCCTCATTGACCGCAAGGGCCATCACATCGCCGCACAGGTAGCGGAGAAGATGGGCAAGCGCCTCGTGGTGGCAGGGCAGGGCACACCGCCGCCAGGCTGCGATTATCGCGGCGTGGTTGGCCCGGAAGAGCGCGGCCGCCTCATGTCGAAAGCGCGCGCCGTCTTCGTGCCAACGCTCTACATCGAGCCCTTCGGCAACGTGAACATCGAGGCGCAGGCTTGCGGCACGCCCGTTATCACCACCGATTGGGGCGCGTTCACGGAAACCGTGATTGAGGGCGTCACCGGCTTCCGCTGCCGCTCGTTCGGGGAGTTCACCGCCGCCGTGGAGGCCGCGCCGTCGCTCGATCCGCACGCCATCCGCCGCCATGCCGTCGAACATTACAGCCTTGACGTGATCGGGGCCAAATACGAACGCTATTTTGAGCGCCTGCTTACCCTCTGGGGCAAGGGGTGGTACGCCTGAAACTGCCCAATATTGCTCAATTTCATTCGATGACGTGAGGGAGTAAACTGCGCACGATTTAGTACGGCGTAAATGCAAGGCGTGACGATGCCAGAACTGGAAGAGCGCATAGCGGTGCTGGAGATTCAGCAGAAGAATATCGAAACCCAGATCGCCGCGATGGCGGTCAAGGTCGATCAGATGCACGAGGTGCTGTTGCAGGCCAAGGGGGCGCGATGGGCCATTCTCGGCGTGGCCTCGCTGGCTGGGTTCATCGCAGCAAAGTTCGCAAACATCATGTCCGTGTTCGCTGCGAAGTAGGGGCACGCCATGAAAACCAGCAAAGCCGGGCTTGATCTCATCAAGAGGTGGGAGGGTTGCCGCCTCACCGCCTATCAGGACTCCGTTGGGGTCTGGACCATCGGCTATGGCCTCACGTCTGCCGCAGGCCTCATCACCGTGGGGAAGGGCCTCACCATCACACAGAAGCAGGCGGATGACTATCTAGTCGCCGCGCTCGCCAAGTATGAAGCCGCGGTAAGCAAGGCCATTTCGCGCACCATGACACAAGCGCAGTTCGATGCTTTCGTGAGCCTGTGCTACAACATCGGGCCCGGAGCCTTCGCCGGGAGCACCGTCGTCAAGCGGTTCAATGCGGGCGACATTGCCGGGGCCGCCGATGCAATCCTCATGTGGAACAAGGCTGGCGGGAATGTCCTCAAGGGGCTTCAGAACCGCAGGGCCGACGAGCGCGCACTATTCCTCACGCCGGCAAAGGAAGCCATGCCGATTCCGTTCCCGCAGTCCGAGGCCACGCCATCGCCCATGCCGAAGCCGGGCGGACTTATCGCCAAATGGGTGCTGGGCATCGTCGCCGCGCTTCTCGCTCTCGCCGCAGCCTTCATTGCAAAGGGGTGACACATGAGACTGATTGATGATTGGCGGTCTGCCTGGCGCTGGTTTTCGGTGCAGGCCCTGGCTATCCTCGCGGCTTTGCCGCTCGTGTGGCCCTCGCTGCCGGTAGAGGTGCACGCCTGGATGCCCGAGGCATGGCGGCCCTATGCCATCGTGCTGCTGGCGCTGGGCGGGCTGGCCGGCCGCCTCGTGGACCAGACGCCCAAGGCCGCGCCGTGATCGGGGCAATCCTGCAATTTCTCACCGGCGGGCTCGTGGACAAGATCACGGACCTCGGCAAGGCCTATCTGCAGCGCCAGGTGAGTGAGGCGGAGTTCCGGGCCGAAGTCGAGAAGGCCACGCAGGAAGCCGCGGCGAAGATCGAGGAGGGGTGGGCCAAGGCCGCAACGCAGATCACCGCCGAGGTGCAGGCCAGCATCCGGCAGTCTCCCGTCCTGCAGCGCGCCTATGCCGTCACGCTGTTCCTGCAGCTGGCCGTGCTCGTGTTCTATCAGGTGGGCGCGCCCGCTTATGCGGTCATCACCGGCACCGCGTGGCCGTCTCCGGGCGTGTCACTGGAATATGCTTATTTCTTGGTCGGGGCTATGATTGGTGCGGGGCCGCTGATCGTCGGCCGCCGCGCCTAGAAACTCCGCGCGAATACAAGCCCAGAGCGGGCGAGATGCGAAGCCCCGTCCATCGCCGCGAAATGGCGCAGCCGGGCCGTGTCAATGTCGAGATGCCGATAGCCCCGCGCCGTGATGCGCTCGATCCAGTAGGCGGGCGGCTGACAGTTCACATGGTGATAGCCCTCTTGCCCCGGCTCCGCGTGCGACAGCATGATAACCTCGCCATTGCACAGCGTATCGATGAAGTGGCCGGCGGAGGCCTCGGGGATGTGCTCCGCCACTTCCTGGCAGTGCACGAGATCCACCGGGCAGACGAAGGGGCCGCCGAGAAGGTCATGCAGGACCGTGGGGAAGAGGGCGCTTTGCACGTTCTGGCGCGAGGCGTCCAAGGCCACCACCTGGCATCCGAGCGCATGGAAGAAGGCCGCCGCGTGGCCGCGCCCGGAGCCTACGTCGAGGACGCGGCGCGCGGCAAACCGCTCCACCATGTAACGCCACGCCTGCGGGGCATGGGTGCAGGG